ATACCGCTGGATATACCCGCTGGCTTCTACCGTAACGGCACCGACCTTGAGCAATCAAACCGCTGGCGGGACGGCTCATTGGTGCGCTGGCGTGATGGTAGCTTGCGTCCCGTCAAAGGCTGGGTTTCAAGAAAAACTTCATACAGCACCAATACAATTCGGGGCATGCACGCTTGGGAGAGTTTAAACGGTTCAACCTATTTAGCTGGCGGCTCATACAATGAACTTAAAGTCATGGTAGGCTCTAACACGCTTTACGACATTACACCCTCTGATTTAACCGCTGGAATTGAACGGGCCACTGTTATTACGGGTTATGGGTATGGCGACTATGGCGTGGGCGACTATGGTGTGGCGCGGCAAAATTACGGGAATTATTCAGAGGCAACAACGTGGAGCCTGGACAACTGGGGTGAATATCTTGTTGCGTGCTCTGCGAAGGTCGGTGGCGCTGGCGATGGGCGGCTTTTGGAGTGGCAACTTGGCTCTGCGTCTGATGCAGCGCCAATTAGCAATGCTCCGACCAACAACTTGGGCCTAATCACGACAGAAGAGCGATTTTTGTTTGCGCTTGGCGCTGGCGGCAATCCGCGCAAGGTTCAATGGTGTGATCAAGAAAATAACACAGTATGGACTGCTGCTGCAACAAACCAAGCGGGTGATATTGAGCTTCAAACCTCTGGGCAGATCATGCAAGCGGTGCGAACACGCGGTCAGACCTTAATTATAACAGACATTGACGCGCATTCCGCACGTTATATTGGCCCACCTTATGTCTTCGGCTTTGAGCGGGTTGGTGCTTCTTGTGGAGCAGCATCACGTAAGGCCGCTATTGACGTTGACGCGGGTGTATTCTGGATGGGTCAGAGAGGGTTTTTCACCTTTGCAGGGACTACGGTCCAGCAAGTGCCTTGTGCGGTGCATGATTACGTGTTTGACGACTTTAACAGAGATCAGCAATCACAGGTCTGGTCGTGGGCAAACACAGAATATGGGGAAGTTTGGTGGTTTTATCCAAGCTCTGACAGTCAAGAAGTCGATAGATATGTGGCTTTCAATTATAATGAAAATTACTGGACGATTGGTGAGCTAAGTAGAACGTCAGGCGTTGCTCGCGGCGTGTTTAAGTATCCTCTAATGATTGCTACAAACAAGACTGTGTATGAGCATGAATTAGGTTTCAGTTATGATAGCGCCACTGTTTTCGCAGAAACGGGTCCAGTTAGTCTTGGAACTGGTGATCAGACAATGCACGTTATGCAGCTTGTGCCAGACGAAAAAACGCAGGGTGATGTGAGTGTAAAATTTAAAACGCGCTTTTATCCCAATGATGCCGAAACAACACACGGCCCATATACACCATCAAATCCAACGGGTGTACGGTTCTCTGGTCGTCAATTTCGGATGCGCGTTGAAGGATCAGAAAGCACCGATTGGCGTGTGGGCAATATGAGAGTTGACGCAATTCCAGCAGGTAAGCGCTGATGCCCGTCCCTAGCGTACCACAGATTGGCCCAGATTTATCACAATGGGGTCGTCAGCTATCTCTGTATTTGCAGCGCAACTTGGCAAAGCTGGCTTTTAAAACAGACGACGACAATCCGTCTGATGATGGGTCAATTTTCTGGGACCGCGAAAATAAATACATGGTCGTCAGCTTGGACAACGCTTTTAGGCAAGTAGCGACGAAACAAGCAACGCCCTCTACAAACACTGGCAGTGCTGGTGATGTGGCTGGCATGGTGGCTTGGGATGCAAATTATATTTACGTGTGCACGGGTACTTACGATGGGACAGCTGCGATATGGAAAAGGGTAGCATTATCAACGTGGTAGCGGAGCAACTTGAGAGATGTAAGGGCTGGATCATGGCTGCATTAGAGTATGGCGGCGGCACACATGATTGGGAAGACATTGTGGATGGCGTGCAATCGGGCCGTATGCAGCTATGGCCTAGCACCAAATCGTGCATAGTAACCGAGATCGTAGTATATCCTAAGAAAAAGCTGCTTAACATTTTTTTGGCAGGCGGCGAACTAGAGCAGATACTAGACATGGATGATGACGTAAAGGCATGGGCAAAGCAGCAAGGTTGCACTGGCGCTATGATGTCAGGACGCAAGGGCTGGGAGAGGCCGCTGAAGCCATTGGGCTGGGAAGTCTTGCAAGTGCATTACCAGAAGGAGATTTAGATGGCAAAAGGTGGTAGCACAGAGCAAAAAGTAACGCTCCCCAAATTCTATGAGACTGCTTTGCAGCAAACCATTGGCATGGGCAGGGACGTTGCACAGACAGGCTATGTCCCATATTACGGCCCAGACGTGGCGGCGCTTTCTCCCATGCAAAATGCAGCACTTGAAGGCACTAACCAGATGGCAAGCGCGTTTGGAATGCCTACTGCCGACATGGGGTCATACATGCCGCAAGCACAGACGTTTGCGGGTGGTGTGCAGGGCTACAGTGCAGCGCCAATATATCAAGAGAGCGTTGACGCATTGGCGGCAAATCGGCCTGCACAAAAGGCATACATAGACAGCTTTTCAATCAATCCAGTAACAGGTGCGCCTGCTTCTCGCGGTCCATCTGGTCAACCAGTGGCGCTTGAAATGACGGGCGCTAGTCGGAGGGGCAAATAATGGCAGGTGGCGCAAATCCAGCAATGGTCGCAAATCCTTATCAGCAAGCGTCTGGTGCGCAAGCGGCGGCAATGGGTCGGGTCGGTCAGGGCTTAAATGACACCGCAGCGAGCGGTATGGCGACCTATCAAAACCCTTACGAAAACCAAGTCGTTCAGGCGAGCTTGCGCGATGTCGCCAACCAAGCGGCAATGGGCATGAACAACCTTAATGCGCAGGCCAACCAAGCGAGGGCGTTTGGCGGGTCAAGACACGGCATAGCGATGGCAGAGGCCGCGAAGGGCTTTAATCAGCAAGCTATAGATCAGGCGGCAAGATTACGTGCGCAGGGCTTCAGCACTGCATTGGGTGCATCACAGGCTGATTTAAATAGACAGCTAGGTGCGGCTGGTCAGCTTGCGGGCATGGGTCAACAGAGCTTTGGCTACGGTCAGGCAATACAGAACCAGCAAATGCAGCAAGGCGCGATGCAGCAGCAAATGATGCAGAACCTGATTAACGCAGCAAAGCAGCAATATCAGGGGTACGTTGGTGCGCCACAGCAAGGTTTAAACACAATGCTAGGAGCCACCACGGGCATGCCGAATATGGCAGGTCAGCAAAATTCACACAATCCTGGGTTGTTTAACTATTTGCAAGCATTTGCAGAAATGATGCCGTCATAAGGGTTTAGCGATGCACACATGGCAGCACACAATGGGACCAGCGCTGATGGGCGAGAGTGGCGGCGACTACAACGCGCTGTTCAACTACTCTAATCGCGCTGGTGGCCCTTTTGCTGGCGTTAATGTGACTGAAATGACAATTGATGACTTGCTACAGTTTAGCGATCCAGACGGCCCTTATGGTCAGTATGTGAAAAGCCAGATTGGTCGAGTGTCTACACCTATGGGGGGCTTCCAAGTTGTCGGGTCCACCCTTCGCATGGCGAAGCAAGGACTTGGACTAAAAGGTAATGAAAAATTCGATGAAGCAATGCAAAACCGCATTGGGGAATACATTTTCAAACAGCAAGGCGCTGGCGCTTGGGAAGCGTTGAAGAAAGGCGGCGGGATAATGAACTTCATGCCACAGCAGGCACAGCAACCAATGATGCCACAAGAAGAAAAGCAAGGTTTTGACTTTCGCAGATTTGCTGCAGCGCTTGATCCTCTTATCATGCCAGAGATGCGTGCTGGTGATGCTCTCCGCGCACAGATGGAAGAAGAGAAAACGAAAAAGCGCACCAATCAAACGGTGGCTTACTTGCGCGGCCTTGGCACGGCACAGGGCGAACAGCTTGCGGCAATGGTAGAGGGTGGTCAACTTAAAAGCTCAGATGCGTTTAGGGCGCTGATGCAACTACAGCAAAGTGATCGTGACTTTGAGCGACAGAAAGAGCTTGCATTGTTTGAGGCTGGTTTGAAGGGTGAAAAAGATACAGCGCTTATACGAAACGCAAAGGCTGCAGGGCTAGTAGAAGGCACTCCAGAGTATGCACGATTTATCTTGTCAAACGGAGACATCTACAGCCAAGAGACAGCGCTTTTAGCTAACTTGCCGAACCCAGAAAAAGGTATGCGGTATGAGTTTGAGAGGGCTGCAGATGGCAGCATAGTAAACTACAAGCTTGTGCCGATTGCGGGTTCTCAGGCTGAGGCGGATGCAAGTGCTCTTGAAGGTGCTGAGCAAGCAAGTCGCTCCGCGCAAGCGCAAGCTGGGTCTACGGTTTTAGAAGATATTGGACGAGCAAAAGAGATTGCTCTTAATGATCCGTTTTTAACGACAGGCTTTGTGGGCGGCATCTTGAAAAATGTTGGCGGCACAAAAGCAAAAACACTGAACGAACTTACAAGCACTATAAAAGCCAACATTGGCTTTGATAGGTTGCAGCGCATGCGGGATGAAAGCCCTACTGGTGGCGCTCTGGGCCAAGTCGCAGTTCAGGAATTGGTTGCTCTGCAAAACAGCTTGGGCAGCTTGGATCAATCGCTTGACGATGCGGAGTTGGTTAGAAATCTAACGCGACTTGAGGCTCAATATAAAACGACACAGATGCGGCTGTACCAAGCAGCACTGCAGGACCAGCGAAATGGCAAAATAAACAAAATGACAAATCAAGTCGTTTCGCCAAATGACTATTTTACGCAAGGTCAAATTAACGAAATGCTAGGCATTTCCAGCCCATCTAGCGGGTCACAGACCCTTTCAGACGATGACTTGATTAAAAAGTACGGCGGTTAAGATGGCTGAGCAGTCTTACGAATATCTAATGAATGCTGCAAGGAACGCGGATGCGGCTGGCGATCAAAACGCAGCTAGGCGGCTAGTACAGCTTGCAATGAAGAAAAGAAGCGCCCCTGCCCCACAGCAAGATGTATCAGTGTTTGATGACGTTACAAAGTCACTTGGTAGCGGCGTTGTGCGTGGCGCTATTGGTCTTGCCGAAACGCCAGAGCTATTGGGTCGGGCTGGTATTCGTGGTTACGAGGAAATCAAGCAGCTACTTGGTGGTACGGTGGAAAGCGAAACGCCGATATTTAATACAGCGACAGGCAGAGCCTTGCGCGGGGCGACAACGCTAGATGATTACCAGCCGCAAACAACTTATGGCGAGTACGCAGGCACTGTTGGGGAATTTTTGCCTGCAGCTATTGGCGGTCCAACGGGTCTGGCGAGGCGTGCTGGCGTGGCAACTGTTGCTGGCCTTGGTAGCGAGGCGGCGGGACAGGCAACTGAAGGGACGGACTTAGAGCCTGTGGCAAGGGTTGTTGGCGCATTTGCAACACCTATGGCTTTAAGTGGCGTGAAAAACAAAACAAGTCAAATGCTTGCCAAGCGTGCGCAGGAAAAGCCTGCACTTCAGTCTGCAAAGGACTCGCAAAGCCAAGCATATAAAGATTTTGAGGCAGCAGGCGGTCGAGTATCGGTTAAAATGGATGACGTGATTAAGCGTATTGAAACAAAAATTAACCAAGATGACTTGTTTATAGGTTATGAACCGCGAATTGGTGGGCGCTCCAACTTTGTTGATGAGGCGCGTCAAAGTGTGATCAAACATGCTGGCAAGGACTTCAATTTAGTTAAGCTTGATGCGTTGAAGCGGTCACTTAACGACACCTATAAGGCCAGTAACTTTGACCCGCGTGTTAAGTTTATAGCTGATGAAATCGACGAAATTATCGGCACTACCCCGAATATTGGCTCGCAGTCTGCCTTTAGCCTTTTGGAAAAAGCAAGAAGTGAAACTCGTCGCGTTAAAAAGATTGAAATGTTTGAAGAACTTATCGACATGGCAGAGCGTGGTGCGGCTAAAACCGGATCAGGCGGGAATGTGGTAAACAAATACAGACAGGCTGTAGATAAAATACTCAGTCAGCCGTCACGCAGGCGTCAGTTTGACAAAGATGAGCTTGAGCTTATGGACAAGTTTGTCAGGGGTTCGATGGACGAAAACGCACTAAGGCTAATTGGCAAGCTTTCTCCGTCAGGAAACGGTTTGATGGCGGCTCTCAACTTATATGCTATTGCGCAAAACCCTATTTACGCAACGGCGGCAATCACTGGCACAGTTGCTAAAGGCGCTGCAGAGGGTAAAGCAATCAAGAGCGTAGATCAGCTTCGTAAGCTTATTGAAAGCGGCGTAGCGCCAGCAAAGCGCAAGCTCATAACAGACAGAGAGCTAAGGATATTGCTTGGGCTGCAAGCGTCTGAGGCAGGAGAATAACATGCAACCAACACCCAAAAGCAGACGCGAAATACAAAACATTGTCCGACATGCTGTTGACGATGCTGTAAGCTTTGTCGAAGGCGAAATCAGCGATGACCGCATTAAGGCCCAGCGTTACTTCGATGGTGAAGTTGACATTGGCTACGAGGATGGTCGCAGCAAGTGCGTGGCGACCAAGTGCCGCGATGTGGTTCGTGCTGTTAAGCCAAGCTTGATGCGTGTGTTCATGTCTACAGCGAATGCGGTTGAGTTTATCCCGCGAACTCCTGCAGACGTTCCTATGGCAGAACAATGCACAAATATGGTGAACTACGAGTTTAACCGTTTGAATGGCTTTAGGGTGCTTAGTGACGCGCTCCATGACGCTTTAATCAAAAAGATGGGCATTATTCGGTGCGCTTACCGCGACACGACCACTGCTAAAATCTACACGTTCACAGAAATGAGCGAAGACGAATACAACTTACTGACTGCCGACCCAGACGTGGAAGTGCTTGAACAAAGCATGGAAATGCGAATGGAAATGGATGAGTTTGGCATGGACATAGAAGCGCCTATGTTCGACGTTAAAATCAGCCGTAAGCACACCAGCGGCGACATGGAGCTTGAGTGCATTCCACCAGAGGAATTTTTTGTCAACGCTTCTGCCAAGACATTGCAAGACGCCTATATTGTGGCTCACCGCACAGACATGCGTGCAGGCGACTTGGTGGCAATGGGCTATGACGCAGAAGACATTTACGGCATGGACAGCTTCGACAGCGGCACAGACATGTCTGAGGCTGAAACGCTAGAGCGCCGTGGTTACGACGAAGACTTTAGCGAGGATGAAATCAGCGATCCGTCCATGCGTGCTATTACTGTCACAACAGCGTACATGAGAATGGATATAGAAGGCTCTGGTGTCCCTATCCTGCATAAGTTTCTGCTGGGTGGCACCAAGTATGAATTGCTAGACTATGAGCCTGTCGATGAAATCCCATACGCTAAGCTAGAGGTGGACCCATAGGCGCTCACATTCTATGGGCGTAGTCTGGTGGAAATCATTATGGATGACCAAGACGCTGCAACGAGCGTGTTGCGGGGTATCCTTGACAACGTAGCGCTGACCAATGCGCCACAGCGTGCCTTCATTGACGGTCAGGTCAACGTGGACGACTTGCTCAACTCAGAGATTGGCGGGTTGGTACGCATGCGGCAAGCGGGTGCAATCCAAGAGCTTTCTGTGCCGTTTGCTGCAGGGCAAACTCTGAGCGCCCTCACCTACCTTGATCAGCTTGTGGAGCAGAAGACAGGCGTGACGCGGGCGAGCATGGGGCTTGATCCAGACGCAATGCAGTCAACAACAAAGGCTGCGGTGCAGGCCACTGTGCAAGCGGCAGCTGGTCAAGTTGAAGTTATGGTTCGCAATCTCGCTGACGGCTTGCGCGATTTGTTTGGCATTATGCAGCGTACTCTGCACAAGAACGTGCAGGAAGAGCGTTACATTAAGCTTAATGGTGGCTATGTGCCAATCAACCCTGCAGTCTGGGATAGCGGTTTGGACATGCAGATCAACGTGGGCCTTGGAACAGGACGTGAGGAAGAAAAAGGTGCTGCACTAAACCAAGCGCTGCAGATGCAAACGATGGTCTATCAGAATTACGGCCCCATGAATGGCTTGGTGAGCCTTACAAACATCCGCAATACTTTGGCTGACTTGCTGGCAGTCCAAGGCGTCAAGAACGCTGACAGGTATTTTGCACCAATTACCCCAGAGATTGAGGCTCAGCTTTTGCAGATGCAGCAACAACAGCAGGCGGCGATGGCGCAGCAAGCGCAGCAACAAGGCGATCCTAACCAAGCGCTCCTGATGGCTGAGCAAATGAGAGCACAGGGCAAGCTGGAAAGTGACGCTATGAGAATGCAACTGGATCAGCAAAAAGCTGTCATGGACGACGACTTTAGACGCGATCAGATGGCGCAAGATCTGCTTGTGGATGCGGCTAAGATTTACGGGCAGTACGGCACTGCAGTAGACACGGCGGCAATCAAGGCAGAGCAAGAAAAGCAACGTGACATTGTGCAGGCGATGACGCGATGAACGTAGATATAACAATAAAGGCAGAAGAGGCGCGGCGTCTGAAAGAAGACACTGCGTTTCAAGATTTCATGCAGGATGTTCGTGATGACCAAATCAGGATTTTCACGACAAGCGGAGCAACCGACATTGAACTCCGCGAAGAGGCGCACGCAATCTTGCGTGCTTTGGAGCAACTGCAATCCAAGCTGGACGCGGCGATAGACGCACAGACGATTGCGAGCAAACTGAGGTAGCACCGTGGAAAAAGCGACTACAATCGAAGATGCTGTGCAAAGCATCATACAACCATTTGACACTATGTCTGATGATGAAAATGCAGAAGCAACTGATGACCAGCCTTTTGCAGAGCAAGACGAGTTGGAGGCGTCCGATGAAATCGACGTTGACGACTTAGACTTAGATGAAATCGACGAGTACGAAGATACCGATGTTCCAGAGGAAGTTTTTTATGACGTCAAGATTGACGGTCAGATGGAAAAACGAACCCTAGAGGAACTAAAGCGGGATGCTTCTGCCCAAGGATTTATACAAAAGCGCATGCGTGAGAATGCTGAAGTTAAAAAACAGCTTGATCAAGAACGGCAGGCGCTACAGCAGCAAACAGAGCAACTTACCGCTCTTTGGCAGCAAGCACAAAATGGTATGCCCAGACAGCCAACACCGCCCGACCCATCATTGATGGAGAGCGACATTGTGGATTACATGCAACAGAAAGCAAAGTATGACGCAGAAGTTACTGTCTACAATCAGCAATTTGCCCAAATGCAAGCGCTGCAACAACAGCAGCAACAGCAATACGAGCAAGAGCAAGAGGCATACAGACGTGAGCAAAGACAGCTTTTAAGCGAGTACATTCCAGAAATTGATGACCCGAAGAAGGCACCGCAAATTCAAGCGGGATTGCTGGACGCGGCTCAGACATACGGGTTTACCGCTGAGGAGCTTAGTGGGCTTAGTGATGCACGTTATTTCAGAGCGTTGAATGACGCTAGGAAGTATCGAGCCTTGGTGAAGAAGCGAGGCCAAGCAGCGCAACCCAAAGAGAAAATAGCTCCCGTCAAAGCTGGTGCCAAGAAGAGCGTGAAAGCCTCTCAATCTGCTTCCCGTCAAAAAGCGCAGGATCGTCTGCGTAAATCTGGCTCAATCGAAGATGCATTGGGCCTTATCATTAATCAAGACTTGTAAAGGAGCCTATCAATGGCGCAACCTAGTAATACTTTTGACAGCTATGATGCTGTCGGCATACGTGAACAATTGGGTGATGTGATCTATTCCATTTCTCCAGAGGAAACTCCATTTTACACAAAATGCCGCAAAACGAAAGCGACCAATACTTTAGTAGAGTGGCAGACAGATGCGTTACGCTCAAGCGCTGCAAACGCGCACATCGAAGGGGACGCAACTACAGCGGAAGCTCGCACAGCAACCACACGCTTAGGTAATCGCACGCAAATCTTTAAAAATGCCGTAGTAGTACCAGATACTGATAGTGGTCTTACAAAGGCAGGCCGTGCGTCTGAGATGGGGTATCAAACTCTCAAGATTGCTAAAGAGCAAAAGCTGGACATCGAAAAGGCACTTTTCGATAACAACGCGGCAGTTGCGGGTAACGCTACTACAGCGCGTGAGCTTGCGGGTACTGGTGCATGGGTAAAAACCAACACCACTAACGTAGGCACAGGCGGCTCAGAGCCAGCGGGTACTGGTGCAGATGCGCGTACTGACGGTACACAAACTGCATTCACACAAGCTGACTTTGACAGTTGCATGCAATCAATTTGGGATGCTGGCGGGAAGCCCGACACGGTTTACTTGTCAAGCTACCAAATGAACATCGCGCTTGGCTTCACTGGTAACAACAACCAAAGAAGCACTGTTCAAGCTGGTGACGAGCGCGTGATTAAATCGCTCGCTACATATGTCACTCCTTGGGGAACCATTGAGTTCGTTCCAAGCCGCGAGAACAGAGGCCGTGACGTCTGGATTATGCAGGACGATATGTGGGAAGTGGCTGTGCTGCGTCCAACAAAGAACACTGCGTTGGCGAAGAATGGCGACAATGAATCCCGTCAAGTGGTAACTGAATTAACTCTCTGCGCAAAAAATGAAGCGGCAAATGGCCTAGTTGCTGACTGCTCAACTTCATAAGCATGAAACTTTGGCGGGGCTTCACGGCCCCGCTATACATTTACCAGACATAGGAGAGCGTCATGCCAAAGGTTAAAGTGAACGTGGCGAATGTAATGACTAGCCAAGGGCGTTTTTATCTTGGTGACGAGGTGGACATTCCAGCCTCAGAGATCACTGAAATTAACCAAATACGCGAAGACGCGCTGATAGTCGCGGAAGCACCGAAGAAGAAAGCCACTAAGAAATGAGCAGCAAGATAAGCGAGCAGTGGATACAAGAAGATGATCGTATCATCATCAAGAAAACCCATGACGCTGACATTCTATTTGAAGACGTGGAATACGCCAGAGCAGCAATGGGCGACCAGAGGCACGCTGAGAGCAAGCTAGTGGGCTTTATTGATCCTGCCTTTATGTACGCAGAGGCGAAGCGCAGAGGCATCCAGCCTCACGACACGCACGCCATTAAGGAAATGGTTAAGAAAATGATGATGGACGGCGAGTTTTCTAAACTGCGCGTGTGGGAAGGAACTTACTGATGGATAAACGCACAGTCAGATCAGCACATGACCGCATTGATGAAATCGAAAAAACGATTGTGGCGATGCGTACCGAAATGTCCATTCAATTTAAAGATTTATTTAACAGGGTGAAACGCTTGGAGACTATCATAATAGCTTGCAGTGCTTTCATCATTGTCCTGCTATTACGATTAGTATTAGTGGGCTAATTGATTGAAATAAGTGCTGCAATAGCTGGCGCACAGGCCGCTTATAGTTTTTTGAAAAAAGGCGTCCAAGTCGGTCGAGATTTGAGTGATATGGGCCAACAGCTACAGCAATGGGCTGGCTGTATGGCAGAGCTTGATCAAGCTGAAAAGATGGCTGAACAGCCACCTTGGTACAAAGCGCTAGGTGGTGGCACCCAAGCGCAAGCCATGGAG